GGAGTTAGAAAAGATGTCCAGAGTAGCTCAATTCATAATAGGTGATAGTAAAAGCTGGGGTTCATACTCAGGCGGATACAACACCAAAGAGGGCGACTTGCCGGAGTATCTAAATGATAATGAATAAAACTAAGTTAGAGAGGTTTATAATTAAATACTCTTTAGGAGGATCAATAGATTCTGTGAAGTGGATATTTAAAAACAATAATCTATTGACAGCTATGATGACTCCAGATAAGTCTTTGATTGGTAAAGTAAAAGTAGATAATGTTGATTTTGATGATCGTGTACTTGGTGTATACTCAACAGGTCAACTATCAAGGATGCTCAGTGTGCTGGATGGAAATCTAGACGTATCGTTGGTAGAGATAGATCAAGCAGCTATATCATTGAAGTTGAAAAGTAATGGGAATGAGGTTAATTTTGCATTAGCAGACTTGAGTGTATTTGAAGATCCACCTTCTCTAAAGAATCTACCAGACTTTGATCTAAGTGTAGATGTGGATAGTAACTTCAGTAATACATTCATAAAAGGTAAAACTGCTCTATCAGAGATAGAAACTTTTAGCTTAATTCAAAACGGTACTACTAAAATTGTTATAGGTCACTCTAATACGAATTCACATAGGGTTAGCATACCTCTAAATGTAAAGAAAAGTGATTTTCCTATGGAGAGATTAACTTTCAATGCAAATGTATTCAAAGAGATACTTGTAGCTAATAGAGAGTGTACATTGGGTGAGTTAAAATTTTCAGATAAAGGATTGCTTCATATTAAATTTAACAGTGGAGACTATCACAGTGAGTATTTCTTAACAGCAATACAGGATGATAATTAATGATAGACCAATACATTTGGACTGAAAAACATAGACCTAAAGATCTAAAAAACTATGTAGGTAATGCACATCTCCGGAGTAAATTTGAGGGATACATTAGCAGTTCTGATATTCCACATTTATTATTGTATGGTAAGGCTGGAACAGGTAAGACCACACTAGCTAAAATAATAGTTAAGAACGTCTCTAGTGATTATTTATATATTAATGCTAGTGATGAGAGAAATATTGACACTGTTAGAGATAAAATTAAGACGTTCGCATCTTCTGTAGGTTTTAATCCACTAAAGATTGTAATATTAGATGAAGCTGACTATCTTACACCAGTCAGTCAAGCAGCATTGAGAAACATAATGGAGACTTTTAGTCAACATACGAGATTTATTCTAACATGTAATTATGTTGAAAGGATTATAGACCCAATCCAATCTCGTTGTCAAGCATATAACGTCAAGCCCCCTTCCAAGAAAGAAGTAGCTTCTCATCTGTATAATATACTTCAAACTGAAGGTATACAATGTAAAGTTGATGATGTGGCTGTCCTGGTTAATATGGGATACCCTGACATCAGACAAGTAATCAACTCAGCTCAGAGACAGACTGTTGGTGGGAAGATAAAAATTGATGCTTCATCTGTGATAGAACAGAGCTATAAGCAACAATTAGTGAAACACTTATCAAAGAAGAGTTCACTGCGAAGTATCCGTCAGTTGGTAGCAGACAATCACGTACAGGATTACAATGAACTAATTAAGTTCTTGTATGATGAGATGGATAATTATGCACCATCGGGATCAGAACCACAAATAATACTACACTTGAGTGAAGCTCAATACAGAGACGTTCATGCCGTTGATAAAGAAATCAACTTCATGGCACTGATCGTAAACATACTAAAAACGGAGACATAATGTCAGAAACATACGGCCTAGGCCAAAAACCAAGACAGCAACCAAATATCGATTTATCAAAAGCAACAGATATGGTGTGCGAAAAATGCGGCAACCTCACATTTAAACAAACTACACTACTGAAGAGAATGTCGGCTATCGTATCACCAAGTGGTAAGGATACTATCGTACCTATAGTAGTGTTCGCGTGCGAGTCATGTCTGCATGTAAATGAAGAGTTCACTAAAACTTCTGCTGTAGAGTGAATATATTTGACTGGATCAAGCAAATAAATAATTACAAAAAGCCCTGGGAATCTTTTAGTGATGGAGACAAGAAAGCATTTCAGCCATACATGATTAATAGATTTCTTAGTATGGACGCTGAGTTGCTTCCTCTAGTTAATCACTTTCAAAAATACAGTTTATCGTTGACTTCCCCACGAGATGTCTATAAGTTCTGGTGTTCGGTAATACCAAAAAATAGTAAATTTAATAGATATGTCAAAGGTAAAAAAGAAAGTGAATATCCAGATTGGTTGGTTGAGTTGGCTAGTAAACACTTAAACCTCAGTAAGAGAGATGCGGTAGAAGGATTAAGATTGATCAATGATAAAGAAATATTTAAATTATTTTGCAGCCAGTATGGGGTATCAAAAGATAAGATGAAGAAGATAAAATGAAAAGAATCAGTTATAGTCAGCTAACATTATGGCAAAATTGTCCAAAGCAGTGGAAGCTCAAGTATATTGACAAACTAGTAGAATTTAAACCAAGTATACATTTACTATTTGGTTCAGCTATGCATACAGTACTGCAGGAATATTTGACCACAATGTATACCCAAACGGCAAAAGCAGCAGATGCATTACCGTTAGAATCAAGACTCCAAGAAGAAATGATCAAAGAGTTTATGTCAACCAAAGAAAAGCACGATCGTGTACCATGTACAAAGGAAGAATTACAAGAATTCTTTCAAGATGGTGTAGACATAATAAATTTCTTTGTAAAGCGAAGAGGAGAATATTTTTCCAAGAAAGGATGGCAGCTCAAGGGTATTGAAGTTCCAATTAATATTAAACTATCGGAGAGTGTACGATTTATAGGTTTCTTGGACGTGGTTATGTATCATGAACCAACAAATACTTATAAGATCATAGACATTAAGACATCTACTATGGGTTGGAACAAATGGATGAAAGCTGATAAGACTAAAACTTCACAGCTACTCTTGTATAAAAGATTTCTTGCAGAGCAGTGGAAAGTATCAGTAGAGCAGATTGATGTCGAATATTTTATTGTTAAGAGACGATTATATGAGAAAGCAGACTTTCCTCAGAAGAGAGTTCAGAAGTTTGTTCCGGCTAATGGTTCGGTGAGTATGAACAGAGCAAGTAATGGGTTAGCAGAATTCATAGCAAAGAGTTTTACAGATGATGGAGAATTCATTACGGAACAATTAGCAACACCAAGCAAAAAAGCATGTAAGTGGTGTGAATTTAGGAAAACAGAACACTGTGTTGAGGGTGTGTAGTGAAGATAGGTATAGTTGGTTCACGTACTTATCAAGATAAACGCAAGGTCAAAGATTTTATATTTCAATTGAGGCAACGGTTTGGAGACGAATTGGTTGTGTTGAGTGGAGGTCAAAAGGATGGAGCAGATTATCTAGCTAAAAAATATTCCCTTGAGCTTGACGTGGAGTATAGAGAGTATCCACCATTTCACTATCCATACAACATACATTGTGTTTTACCGGAAGATGTGTTTGGTAAACCATTTAAGATGAGTTATTATTTTGTACGTAATAAACAAATAGCAAAGGCTTGTGATAAGTTGGTAGCATTTGTCACGAAAGGAAACTTAAATAATTCATTAGGTACATCTTCAACAATAAACTACATAAAAAAGATGGGAAAAGATTTCATTATTCTCACATAAATCAATTGTTTTTATATCTACATAGATATATATCTACATAAGTATGGAGAATACAATGGACAAACCTATAAAATTAACATCGGTGAAAATATTAGAAACACTATATACTCATTTCAAAGTAGCTACTGTGAACTCTAACATGACGCTACAGAGATTAGCTAATAGATCAATGTATCTATATTTAAATGATCCGGATTTTCAAAATAAATTAGAAACAACTGACAACTTAACAGTCAGTGGAAGCAATTTTTAGTTATGGCAAAGAAAAAAATATTACTACTGAGTGATGATATGCGTATGCATAGTGGAGTCGCAACTGTATCCAAGGATATCGTAATGAATACATTACACAAATATGACTGGGTACAGATAGGAGGAGCTATCAAACATCCTGAAGAAGGAAAAGTGACTGACATGTCACAGATGGCGGCAACTGAATCCGGAGTAAAGGATGCATCTGTAAAGATTTATCCTGTTAGTGGGTACGGTAATCCTGATGTATTAAGAGAGGTTATAGCAGCAGAAAAGCCTGATGCAATATTACACTATACAGATCCAAGATTTT